TTGAAGATTTGCAGTCTGAAATTAATATACTCAAAGGAGAAGATTAATGGCAATATCTTATGCATGGGATGTGAAAACTGTAGATACTTATCCTACAAAAGATTCTAAAGCTGATGTAGTTTATAACGTACATTGGAGACTAACAGCTACAGACGGCTCTAATAACGACTCGGACGGGAATCCACAAACTGCTACAGTATTCGGCACTCAACCACTAGATACTTCAGACTTATCAAGTTTTACAGCTTTTGCTAGTCTTAATTCTGCAAAGGTTCAAGGATGGGTAGAAGCAGCTTTAACCTCTGATAGAGTTGCTGAAATTAAAACAAATCTGAATGCTGAAATAACTAAAAAAGTTACGCCAACATCAGTACAAAAAACAATAGGATAATTCATGGAACTTTCAGCATATATACTTTGGAACGGCTTTATAACTTTAGTACTAGCTCCTCTTTTTTACACGATCAGAGCAAACACAGCAGAAAATAAAAGGATTGACATTCTTTTAAATAAGACGCGAGAAGAATTAGCAGGTAACTATGTTACTAAAGTAGAACTGGCAGACGATATTAATAGGATTCTAGAAAGTATTGGAAAGCTTGAGAAGAAAATAGACAGACTTTTTGATAGGAATATATAATGGCTAGGAAAAAGAAACAGTCGAAGAAGACACGATCCAGGGCAAGCGTAGTTCGTCAGGATTATCGCAAGGGTGGAAGAGTCAATTTACTTCATGGAGGTGCGCCTAAGAGAAGCGATTTTGGATCTTCTGAAGACGGAGGCCATATCGAATATCAGGCAGCGTATCAAAATTGGTTACAGCTTAAAGATGTTCACGAAAATCAAGGGAATGACCCATCAAAAGTTGAAGGTCTTGGAACAGACCCTAATCAGGATACTACTTCGACTCAAACTCGTTCTGGTGATAACCAAAAAACAAGAGAAAAAATTGGTGAAGCATTAGAAGGAAAAGTTTCTGACGCAGCTAAAATAGCTGATCCCCTAAAAGTAGATGAAAGTATTGAGCAAACTACTACGACAATGGACAAGGCTCCAGCGGCTCAAACTTTTCAAGCGTCTGGTCAAGCACCTGAAGCTGTAAGAACGGAACAAACGAAAGAAGTCGATGAAACTATTGGACAAGATTTAGAAGCTGCTAAAATAGAAGACGTAGAAACGATAGCAGACCAGCAAGTTCCTACAGAAGGCGCTACAGGAGAAGTTACTAGAGGGCCTATAGATCCTATTACAGGAGAAATAACCGCAGGAGTTGAATTTGCTACTGTAGATTCTGTTAAGGCAGAAGCTGCAAAAGCTAGAAATGTTGATGATATTTTAACAGGTACTTATTTAGTTGATGAAGTAGAAGGAGAAGATACAACTGTTTCTGCTACTCCTGATGCTGAAAAATCTGAAAGATTAGCTATAATAGGAGAAGCGGCTTCATCAGGAATAGAAGCGGCTATAACTGATACTTTAGGCTACACAGCAGCTAAACAAAGAGTTGTTACAGGAACAGCGGCACAGAGTTCTGCTGCGGAAATGACAGCAGCAACTGCTAACTTACCTCCTGAAATAAGCGCAGCTATTGTACAAGATCCAGCCACTGTCACAGCAGAGGTAGATCAACAGCCTGTAGAAGTTCAGGCAGCTATTGCTGCTTTACCATCTGAAGCTTTAGTGTCTGCACAAATGGAAACTTTGCTTGGAGGAATGGAAGACGGAGAAATTCCTGCTTGGGCAAAGCCTGCTGTTGCTGCCGTTAATCAAGGCATGGCTGCTAGAGGACTTAGCGTTTCTACTGTAGGTAGAGATTCCCTCTTTAATGCTATTATACAAAGTGCTTTACCAATGGCTCAGTCTAATGCTCAAGCTTTACAGCAAAGAGCAGCACAAAATTTAAGCAACGAGCAACAGGCTAATCTACAGCAAGCCACGCAACAACAGCAACTAAGATTACAAAACTTAGCAAATAGGCAAGCCGCTGGAAGTCAAACTGCTCAGATGTCACAACAATTAAAGGTTATGCAAAGTCAGTTTGATCAGCAAGCTACGCTAACAACCGCTGAACAACAACAGCAAACTAGAGTACAAAATCTTCAGAATCAACAGCAAGAAGCTGTTATTCGTTCTCAGAATGAGCAGCAAATGCGTATGCAGAACCTGGGAAATGAGCAACAAGTAGAAATGGCAGAGCTTCAAATAGAAGCCAATGTTGAAGCAGCAGACCAAGCGGCAGAAAATCAAGAAAAAATATTAGAAATGCAGGTAGCCGCTGATTTTCTTTCTAAGAATGCTGGCTTTAAGCAACAGATGGAGATTGCCAATTTAAATAATGATCAGCAAATGCGATTAGCTAATTTATCTTCTCGTAATTTAGCTGCCAGTGAAACTTTAAGTAATGCTGAAAGAATAGAGCTTGCAAATCTTAACAAGACTATGCAAACCAATCAGCTTCAGGCGCAAATAGCTAGTCAGATGGGTCTGGCTCAACTTAACGTTGATCAGCAATCAGCTATTCAAAATGCGACTACAAAAGCTAACATGGACATGACTAAGTTCAACACTGCGCAGCAAGTAGAATTAGCTAATAGTAAATTTATGCAGACTGTCGTTATTACAGATATGAACGCAGAGCAACAAGCCATTATGCAAAACGCTACTGCGGTAGCTTCTATGGATATTGCTAACTTAAATACAAGAGAGAGACTAGCAGTAACAAACGCACAAAACTTTTTAGCTATGGATATGGCAAACCTTAATAACGAGCAACAAGCCAACATGTTAAAATCACAGCAGTTACAGCAAAGGCTTTTGTCTGATCAGGCAGCAACAAACGCATCAAAACAATTTAATGCTACCAGTGAAAATCAAACTAATCAGTTTATGGCTAGCATGGCAGCACAAATGAATCAGTATAATACTGCTCAAATAAATTCAATGAAACAGTTTAATGCGACACAGACCAATGCTGCTGCTGCTAGAGATGCTAACAGAACTGCTGATGTTGAAAAGTTTAATACGCAGCTAGAAACGCAAGTAGATCAATTTAACTCTAATCAGGATTTTGCTAGAAATCAATGGAATGCTCAAAATAGAGCAGTAGTTGAACAGTCAAATACTCAGTGGAGAAGGCAAACCAATACTGCAAACACTGCTGCACAGAATGCAGTTAATATGCAAAACGCACAGAACGCTTTCGCTTTATCTCAAACTGCTATGTCTTTTTTATGGCAAGAGATGAGAGATAATGCAGATTATGATTTTAGAGAGGGTGAGAATGAAAAGAATAGAATTTCTCAAATTGTAAATACGGCTTTAGCTTCAGATCCTACTAAATATGGAGGAAGCATATCGAATATCAAAAATTTAATTGGAGCCATTACAGGAGATCTATTTTAATATCGGAGATATATTATGGGATTATTTAGTGGAATAAAGAAAGCCTTTAAAAAAATTGTTAAGGGTGTTAAAAAGGTTGTTAAAGGCGTAGTTAAAGGCGTTAAAAAAGTTGTTAAGAAAATAGGTTCAAGCAAAATTTTAAAAGCTTTAGCTATTGCTGCTGCTGTCGTAGTGACAGGAGGTGCAGCTATTGGTGCGTTTGGAGGAAACCTTGCAACTACTGGTTTTGGTAAGTTTATGATGGGAGCGAGTCAAAAGTTGGCAGGCGGTGCTTTGTTTGGAAAAGGAGCCACTGGAATTGTAGGAGGTTTACAAACAGCGGGTAACGTTGCTAGTAAATTTATTTTTAAACCTTTTGTCTCAGTTGGTCAAGCAGCAGGAAATATTACTGGAGCAGTTACAGACTTTACAGGTCTTACAAGTAAAGCAGGTAGACTAGGCTATACTGACGTTGGTGGTACATTGACTCCAACTACAGTTTCTGCAACAGAATTTAAACCTGGAACGCTTACACCACAAGATAGATTGTTGGCAGACATTAAAGCAGGACAAGATACAATACATGGCACAGGAACAATAGTTGATAATGCTGGAAATGTTTCAAAAATTCCAAGTGGTCAAGTATATGATAGGATGGCTAAAGGTCAAACAGATCCAGAAAAATTTGGAGAAGTTCGAGATATGACTTCTGATGAAATACAAGCGGCTGGTTACGATCCAAGCACACATACAGTAACTGAGCAAGGAGAGTTATTAAATCAAGCAACAGGAGAAGTTGTACAGCCTCAAAAATCAATGCTTAGTAAAGCAGGAAGTTTCGCTTTAGGCGCTGCGGCAAGAACAGGTGAACAACTTCTTTATGGTTATGCTAGAAGTGAATTACTAGGACAGGATGAAGGTGGAGTAAGAACGGGACTTGCTAATGAAAGTAAAGAATATCAAGATGCTTTACAAGTTTATGCCGCTAGTGAGGGAATTAACTTAGGAGACATTTATAAGCAGTTAAGTTTTGGAACCGCTGATCCTTCTTACCAAGTAAATTCTGAATTATATACACAACAAGCTTTTCAACCTGTATACACATAATAATTTTTAGAGGTAATATTTAATGGCTAAGAAAAGAATGACACCTAGACCGATTATTTCTAATAGTTTAAGTAATGCGGCAGGTCAAGTAGTTGTAGATGCTTTAGATGCTGGCTTTGATATAGACGAAATAACTTTAAATCCTGATAAAAAAGCAACAAGACAAGTTAGAGGAGAAGCTAAGTTTAGTCAAGAAGGGCTAGATGAAATTGCAAGTGTTTCTAACAATGGTTCGGCTATACCAGGACAATCTTTAAGTAATGATCCTGAACAGCCTTATCCGTGGGAAAAACCTGCTACTTTTTCTAATCCTAGAGAAGCTTTAGATACTATAGTCGAAGAACTTTTACAGCCAGAAGCAATGAAAAATATTGTAGGCGCTTTAGTTAAAGGAGCAGCCGTTGCAGATTTATCTTTAGCAGTACTATATGCAAAGTTCACACAAGGAGATATTAATCCTGATACGTTGTTACTCTTGGTAGAGCCTGTAATGTATATAATGATGGCTGTAGGAGAAGAGGCAAATATTAAATATAATATTGAAGGAAATGATTTAGACGAGTTTGACGAGGAAGATAACGAGGAAGAAGAATCAAGAAAATTAGACGAGTTTAAAAATTCATTTACAAATATTAAAAAAGATACGGTTGCTAAAGAGTTAGCGCCTTCAAAAATTAAAAGTGGAGCAGTTCCCGCTAGTTTATTAGCAAAAGTAACTGAACAAGGCCCTGAAATTAGAAGCATGTTAAGCAGAGGACAATAATAATGGCAATGGAAGATTATTTAACTAAGTCACCTTTTGGACAGGTGGCAGGAAGCTTATTAAGTAGAAGAGATTCTGATTATAAAAAGGCTCTTGGTATTAGTTTGTTTGGTTCTGTTCTTCAAGAAATGAACCTTTCAAAACAGGCTGACATGCAACAAAATATTCAAAGAACTCAAGAAGAGTATGACCAGGTTTTTGCTAATAATCAAGAGATATGGGCAAATAAAGATGAAGAACGAGGTTTATATAGATCTTATAATGCGGCTGTGCTTAGAGGCGAAGATGCAAAAAACGATTTTATAGATAGGGAAGCTCAAAAAAGATTTAATCAAGATGCCCATATTATAAGTGAACTAGGACAAAATGCTTATCCTCGGTTATCAGGTCTTACGCAAGAAAGCAGAGATGTAGCATTACAAACATTTCAAGAAAAGCGTGGACAAGTTGTAGAGGAACTAGAAACTTTCAAAGATGATAAATCTATTACATCTCCTACTTTCACTAAATTTAACCAAGCAGCTTACAGAGAATTACAAGCTCAATTAGATATATATCAAAATGATCCTGCTAAACAAAGTGTAATACTAAATACTTTCGGAAATATTTTTGGTATTTACGATAGAAAGAGAGCAGAGCTTTCTTTATCTTTAGAAAACGCAAAAAGAGTTAGAAGAGAACAGGAAGCTACTTATGATCAGGTGTCTTTTGAAGAAATTACTCAAAATAGAAATCAAGTTGTAGCAGAAGTTTTACAAAATGAAGTGGGTGTTTCACCTGACGGACAACCTATTACTTCTTCGGATAAGTTTGATTTTATATTTACAGAAGATGTGGAAGAAGCTGAAGAGAAAGAACAACGAGAGAAAGATAGAGAAAGAGATATAGCTTATCAACAAGAAACAAGAGATTTTATGAGTTATACAAGGGCAAGGGATAAAGAAACGGATACTAGAGCAGACCGAGTACAAGCAGAGGTAGACGCTATTACAAATAGAATGCAAGCTCCAGATTATGTAGTAACTACAGAAGACCTTACAGAGTCTCTTCGTTTATCAATAAACCCTCTTAACATTCCTAATTGGGACGCAATAACAACATATAACGCTCCAAAAGTTGTTGAGATTTTTGGAACAATGCATCAAGCTAATAAATATAGACCTGGCCTACCCGCATCTTCCTTTTTAGAAGGAAGCAATTTAGCTCTTTATGATGCTATGATGAAAACCGATACTGAAGGCGATCCTATGGAAGAAGCTGATTACCAAAATAAAAGAAATAGATCTATAGTTGCTCAACTAGCTATAGATTATATAGGTGATACAGCAGACATTGAGGCAGGGCCTCGATCAATTCCTTATAATATATCAACAGATGATCCAAGACGAGTATTGCTTTTAATAGAAGGAGATTTTGAACTTAATGAGGAAGGAACAGAAGATGCATCTACTAGACAAGCAGACCTGTTTATTACTCATACAATGATTGCTGCGGACAGGCTACAAAAGAGATTTGATATGCCTCCAGAAGAAGCTTTGCAAACTGCTTTTGACTTACAAAGACAAGGAATTAGTCCGATGACAGGAGGTGGAAGAGAGCGTATTGGAGGAAATTATCTTAGATCAACAACACATAGCGTAGAATATGTTGATCCTGACGTTTATTATACTGTTCAAAATATAATACCAGATACAGCCGAAAGAGTTGCTAGATATATGACTTCGGAAAAATGGCTACACAGAACTATGACATATACAAATGAAGCTACTGGAGATCAAGAAAGTTTCGAACCTCAAAAGGGTAAATTTTTCACACTAGCTCCAGAGGAAGGAGAAGATTTTGAAATTACTATGACTGCTGTGCCTAATCTTAAACCATTTCAAAATCAAGCAAATTGGGATTCTTTGCCAGACGGAGATTTATCAAAAACATATAAATGGACACCTTCTATTTCTTATACAAATGAGTAAAAGTAAATGCCAAATTTAAACACCTATAGTAGAACTTCTTCTAGTACAGTTATACCATCTCCAAGAAGGTCTAATAAATATAGTCTTACAGATTTACGGGATGATGAAGAGTTTCAACAAACAGCAGAAAGATTTCTTACCTCTCTCGGTGAAAAAGGTACTGTAGAGGATATGTTTGAATATTTCAGAGGAACAGATTGGAATTTATATGACTCTGGAAAATTAGCTGTACAAAGTGGTAAGTTTAGTAATGAACAAAAACAAGATTACAATTACTTACGAAACAGGTTTGATAATGCTGAAGTTGGAGGTCTTTGGGAAAAAGCCAAAGCAGGAGCAGATATAGTTGGAGAACTTATTACAGATCCTTTGACTTTAGCCAGTGCTTTTTTTATTCCGTGGACAGGAGGAGCATCTGCCGCATCAAGAATAGCAGCAGGAAAAGCGGCACAAGGCGTATTAAGAAGATTAGCAAACAAAGAAATTGCAGAAGGTGTTGCTAAAGGTGTAGCAAGGCTTCCTGGTCAAACTTTAAAAGCTCCATTAAGCAAAAAAGCTACAACAGCAGTAATAGCCACAGAAGGTTTTGCTTTTGGAAGCGGTCACGATTATGCTTCACAAGAAGCAGATGCAAATACTGATAGAGTAGAAGATGTAAATTTAAGACAGAGCCTTACAACAGGAGCTATAACAGCATTAGCAGCGCCTGTTCTTGGAGGTGTTGGGTTAGGAATCTCTAAATTTAATAAAGCTTTAAAATCAAGCCGATTAAAAAGAATTGAAGGAAGCGAAGATTATAAAGCGGGTATTTTTGATACAGGAGTGTCAAAGACAGATGCCGTTATGGAAGCTTTGCGTCCTACTGGTAGGCTTTTAACGTCTTTTGTAACCAAGCCAACAAGTCGATTTGTTAGCAAAATGAAAGAAAGCAAAGAACTTGAATCTTTAATTAAATTATTTAGATACGACACAGGTAGAAGCATGACAGGAGAAGGATACGATGTTGCTCAAGAAGTATCTAAAAGATCTTTTTATGAGCTTGTGAATGACTATAATGGAGGTAAAGCACAAGAATTACGAAAGATTTTAGATCCTTTAAAAAGAAAGGGAGCTATTACAGTTCCTCGAGCAGGATCTATGGATGCTTTTTTTAAACTTCCGTATGGAGAGCGTGGACGAACTCGTTTAACAAAACAAGTAAGAGGAATGTTTGGCACAGGCTATCAAAGAATTTCAGACGAGACTAATGACGCTCTTGCATATTATATGAGAACAGGAAAAGAGGAGGTAATCAAAGACGGAAAACCGCTGTCTTTAGACGAAGCTTTTAAATTAACAGAACACACTGGAAAAAAGATAGTTCAAACAGGTAAGAAACTTAGAACGTGGTTAGATGAATTTCACGATGATGCTAAAAAGGCAGGACTTGAATTTGATGATAAAATTACAAATTACTTACCTAGACAATATAATTATGAAATGGTTAAACAAGAAATTAGAAACTTTGAAAAGTATAATATACAAGGTAAACTTTTTAAGGAAATAAAAATATCTGAAAAAATAGAAGACCCAAGAGAAATATTAAATATACTTAAAGACATTAATGATCCTTCTTCTAGAGTAGGTAAAACCTATACAGAGCTTGTTTCTGAGGGAAAAACTCCAGTTTTTTCTCCTTCTTTTCCAAAAGTTGAGCCAAGCATATCCAAAGAAAGAAAGCTTTCTAATTTAAATGAAAATAATATTTCTGAATATTTAGATGATAATATAGAGCTACTTCTTAATGACTATGCTCAACAAGCAGGAGCTTTTATTCAAAGAAAAATACACTTAGGAGAAGACTTAGCCGAGTTTAATACTAAATTTATAAAGCCTATTAATGCTTCTCTTGATGAGAAAGGCAAGTCTCTAACTCCTAAAGAATTAGCAAGCTTAGAAAGAATATATTTAATGACAACAGGACAAATGCCTAGTTTAACAGGTCTTAAAAGAATTGGAGCAGACGCTCTTACAGTAATGAATCAAACTGCTTTGCTTCCTTTAGCTACTATAACAAGTTTGGCAGAAGTCGCTGTTCCTTTAGTTAGAGGCTCTGGAGATCTACTATTTCAACAAGCAAAAGCAGAAGGAGCAGGAATAGGAGAAGGAGGAATAAGGACATTATTTAGAACCGCAAACGACTATAGAAAAATGTGGTGGAATGATGTCGTAAAAAAAGACGTAGCAGACGCTAGACCAGAAGCCTTAAAAGAATTAAACAGATTTAGTCGTGCGCTTAACACAGCAGCAGAAGATAGAGCTTTAGCAATGTATGGGCAGGCGTATGGAAGACGAGCATCAGTTGTTCAAAATAAATTTTTTAAAATGAACCTGCTTCACGATTTTACTAGATTTACTCAACTGGTTTCTTTTAATGTTGGCAAGTCTAAAATGTATGAAAACTTATATGAGTTATCTACACTTTCTCCTAAAACTTTAAATGCTAAAAGAAAGTTAAGACTAGAAAACGAATTAAAAGAATTAGGTATTAAAGATATAGACGAAGGAATAAATTGGGTTGAGGGTGGAGGTCGTGCTAGTGGTGCTTTTTACGATGATTCTTTTTTACCTAGTGCTGCAAGATATGTAGATGAAGTTATAATGAACCCTACAGCAGCGTCTAACCAGAAACCGTTATGGTATTCTATGCCTTCTACTAGATGGCTTTTTGGTTTAATGGGATTTCCTACGGCCTTTAGTAATACCGTACTTAAAGGTGCGGTTAGAGAAGTTTCTAAAGATATAAGAAGTAATCAACCATTACATTCTACTCCTTCTATTGTTTTAGGACTTACAGCCATGACGGGTATTACTATGTTTGGTAATACACTAAGATCAGGTGGTAAAAATTTAGAAGAAATTCAATCAGGAGAAAAAACAATACAAGATGAGGTTTTTGATGCTATGCAAAGGGCTGGATTACTAGGGCCAACTGAACAACTATATAGGGCGCAACAATCGAGAGAGTTTGAAAGGCTTGATATTGCACTTGCAAAAAGATTTACAGGGCCAGTTGTTAATGATTTTTACAATGCAGCTCAAGGATGGCAAAGTCCTTTAGCTTTGCTTGCGGCTAAAATACCTGGAATGTCTATATTAAGAACAGCCAATCCAGACGCATACAAAGAAATTATAGATGCTGCTAAAGATGTAGACCCTCTACGAAAAGTAACATCTAAAAAAGAAGAAGAAGAAACCGATTCCAGTGACGTTTTATATCCTGCCGCTGCTTTATCTAGGTATGCAAAAGGCGGAAGGGTTGAAAATGTTCCTCAAGTACCAGAAGAGCCTGATGAAAGAATAGATAAAATGACAGGGCTTCCTTATAATGTACAAGCTGGCAAAGCTTTTATAGATGAAGAAGATCCAGAGAAAAGAGAAAAACTTGCTATAGGAGGCAAGAGAAAACCTTCTTTATTGGAAAAGAATAAATGATAAACGATAAACTAATAGAAATGTTAAAAGTACATGAAGGCGTAGAAACACACGCTTATAAATGCAGTGCTTCTAAGATTACTATAGGCGTTGGAAGGAACATAGATCCAGAAGGAGGCATTGGTCTATCAGAAGACGAGATAGATTACCTTTTACAAAATGATATTAATAGAATTACAACCGAGCTAGACTTTGAGTATGGTTGGTTTTCAGATCTTAATGAAGCTAGGCAAGATGCAATGATTGATATAAGTTTTAACTTGGGTCAAACAAGATTAAGAAAATTTCAAAAGGCTCTAACTGCAATGGCTCAAAGTAACTGGAATACAGCAGCAGATGAATTTATGGATAGTAAATGGTCTAAACAGGTAGGTAATAGAGCAAAGGAATTAACAGAGATTATACGAACTGGTAAGTACTAAATGCTTTTATATTTAGAAACAGATTTAGACAGGGCTTACAGGTTAGACTGTAAAGCAAGGACTAAACAAGACCAGCCTTGGATTAAAAGAGAAATCTTCAGAGGACTCTACGAAGATTTAGTTGAAGTGTATTTACAAAAGGCTCAGGAGCATGTCTTTGTAGATATAAGTTTTGAAGAAGTACCGGGATGGGTGCTAAGTGAAGTGGAAAGGACGTTAAATCAAGAATTAGTTTTTGAGAAGGAAGAATAAACGCTATGGCAGACTTTGTTTTTGGCAAATATTTTATTCCTATTTTTATTTTATTAATGCTTGGAATGCTTCCGACGGCTGAAGGACAGCAGACGGGAGCGTGTACAGGTGGTACACAGTATTGTGAACAGAACACGTTAGTGACAACTACAACGGGTACGAACACTAATACCAATACAAATACCAATACAAACACCAACACTAATACCAATACAAATACGAATAGTAATACGAATGTTAATACGTCTACTTCTACGGCAACGAATACTAATACAAATAATAATGTAAATAGTACCTCGTATACTGGAGCGTCTACAAATACGAATGTTAATACTAATACATCGTCAAATACAAACAGCAATACAAACGTAAACACTAACACAAACAACAACAACTCAACAGTTAGTTCGTCTTCTACTGCTAGTAATACTAACGTAAATACTTCTACAGTTAATCAAGACGTAAGTAGCAACAACGTAAACACATCAACCAGTACTAATAATAGTACAGCTACCAATACAAACAATAACAATTCAGTCTCCGAAAGCACTTCATCTTCGGATGTCACGACAAACAACACTAACGTCAATACTAACGAAAACATTAATCGCAACGAAACAGTACAGCGCATTGAGCAGGATATAAACAGTCCACCTCCAAGTGCAATCGCACCAAGTATAGGAAGCTCCTATTCACAAGACCTGTGTACGACAGGAGTGAGTGGTGCTATGCAGACTCAAATCTTTGGGTTCTCTGGAGGCAGGAGCATAACAGACGAAAACTGCGAGCGTATCAAGCTTTCAAAGACCTTATACGATATGGGCATGAAGGTAGCAGCAGTTAGTCTCATGTGTCAGGATGATAGAGTATTCTCAGCTATGGAAATGGCTGGAACACCTTGTCCTTACATGGGTCAGATAGGTGAAGAAGCACAGCAACGATGGGATAGAAACCCACAGGATCAGCCAGAGGGAATAGCAGGAGTTTCACATAACTTCAAAGAAGCTGATAGTAATTCTGATTATGCTTACCGTGTTTGGTCAAAGGAAGAGTTTTGTAATGAAATGCCTGACGAATCTATTTGCCAGTCTTAGCTTACTTCTAACGGGACTTGCTAGTGCAGCCGACTTCACGGTAGGGACAGCTTCTGTTCTAGACCTGAGAGAGCAGTCAGGCACCTCACAATGGAATATATCAGATGATGGAAGATCAGGTGCAATCAATTTAGGATTTACATTTGGATTTTATGGCAATGAATACACTCAAGGATATATGTCTACGAATGGTTGTTGGTCATTTACGACAGCCTATTGCAACGATTACACACCCGATCCATTGCCTGATACAGTTTATACTATCTACCCGTTTTGGACTGATCTTATCAGGGATAGTGGCTCTCGAATGCTTACCAAGTATTTTGATAATCCTAGCGGTGATGATTATTTTATAGCAGGCTGGTATGATCTTCGAGAATATAATAGGTCTTCAGCTAACACGTTTGAAATGTGGCTATATGAGAACTCTAATAACATTGAGTTCAGATACGAAGAGTTAGATATTAACAGCCATGATGTTTTAATAGGAATACAGGGAAGTTCTACAGAGTACGAGCAGTACCTATTCCATGATGAATGCTCTACAGGATCTACAAATTCTAGTTCTTGTGTAAGCACCGATTGGAATAATACTTCTCACAATACAACCCTAGAGAATAAGTCTCTAATGGTAGGAGTAGACATAACAGCACAGTGTAGTGCTAATCCTTTGTATTCTGTGAATTGTAATGGGTATGCGCTGGCCTATTTTAATCAGCAATGTGGAATAGATGCTTTATACGATACAGATTGTACTGGATATAATGAAGCTTATATAGCACAACAATGTATTTTTGATTCGTTATACCACACTTCTTGTTCTGGTTACGAGTCAGCTTTAGCGCAGCAGCAAGCCATCGAAGACTCGTATATGATAGAAGAAGAGTACGATGATGGTCACTATAATCAAGAAGAATATGACATGTACGGATATTCTACGGATGATATGTACATGAGTGATGGCTATGATTCAGAACAGGAGTTTTACGGATATGAAGAAGAAACTTGGGAAGATCCTTACTACGATCAGTACTACTATGAAGAAGATTTGGAATCGTTTGAAGCGCCTTATGAAGAGGAAATAACTCTAGGCGATCCTGAATACTTCTATGAGCCTGTCTGGATTGACATGCAGTTTGATCCTAATACTGACGAGTTTGTTATCTATGATATAGATTCAGAGTACGAGGATGTTTATGTTGCTCAGTTAGATGAAGACTATATCTTTGAAGACATGGCAATCACTGAAAACTGGTTAGCTGTTGAAGATGATTGGCTAGAGGATGAAGCTTTAGAAGAACTAGAGCCTACGCTTTTAGAAGAACAGGCTGAAGAGGTACTTGAAGAACTAGCAGAGATAGTAGAAGAAACTGAACTGCTGTTTATTGATGATGAAGCTTTAGAAGATTTGATAGATGAGGAAGAACTAGAACTTCTCACAAATGAAGAAGCTTACGAAGAGTTAATAGAAGAAGACAACCTAGAAGCTATTCAAGAACAAGAAGAAGAAGCTTTAATTGTTGAGGAAGAACCAGGAGAGATTCTTGTAAGATCTGGAGGGTCTACTAGCTCTTCTAGGGTTAGCTTTAACCAGGCGGTCGCTGTGGCCTTAAAATCTGTTAGAGATACAGGAACACAGGTGATGGGGTCTTCGGGGTCTGGAGAGTCTCTCAGTGCGTCTGAGGACGATAGTAGTGGAGGCTTCTTAAGAGATCAAGAAGAGCAATCGTTAGGTATTCAAGCGTTTCAGGCGGCAGAAATAGGCCCTGAAATAGCTGCCTCTCCCTTTGAAGTAGCAGAGCAACAACAAGAACAGCAAGGCCAGGACGAGTTTATGTTTGAAGACGGAGGAACTTTTACTCAGTCTGACATGCAGTTTGAAGATGACTTTAACGAGGCTATAGCTGTAGGAGGAGACATAGGAACATTCCTGAGTCAGCAAGATCCAGACTTCGGAAGGTTTGACATAGCTCCACCAACAGTCAACGAGCAAAGGATTTCACAAGCTGTTGAATCTTTAGCAGATCAGATAGGTTCTGAAGCTGCACAAGAGAATCTACAAGAACAGTTAGATTCTATGATGCAGGATGGCGGCTTTGATACGGATCAGACCGCAGCCGTAGCTTTTATGGGATACAGAGAAGGCTTTTCACAGTACACAGGAATGATTCAGATTCCTGACAAGTCTAGTTGGTATCTTAGTACTACGATGTATGCTGAAGAAGATGTACAAGATAATAACTTTAGTTTTTATATGATGGCTGGAAAGTCTCAAAAGAAAATAAACGAAATGACAGACGTTGAGTATAATTAATATGACAGAAGTAGAATATAAAGGAATAAAGATTGGAGGAGGTAAGCTGTTATTAATCTTACCATTACTAGGCACGATTTCTGGTGGATTGTGGGGAGGCTTTGAGCTATACAATAGGCTTCTGGATGCAGAATCAAAGCTATCCGCACTACAACCAGCAGCTATAACAGCAGAAATAAACAGGCTTGAAACAGTCTATGACATTATACGGGAAGAGTTAGTCTCCGATATTGCAGCAGTCGCTGACGATATTGATGGTGTGTCCCGTGATATAGACGAGTCTAACAGGCTTTCAAGAAGCATCGAGTCCTCTACTGCTGAAACGCAAAGAGAGGTTCGTAATGATATATATGGGATAGAAAGATCTATGCAAACACAATTTCAAGATATGAATACAGAACTTAGAACTATGCGAAGCGATCTAGATGATGAAGTCAGAGCTATAAACGAAGACTTAAGAGAGATTCGTAGTGACTTAGAAGAAAGGATAGAGCAGATACTTGCTAATCCTTTGAACGATGTAGAGTGAGGTAGAATAAAATGATTGATAAACTAATAGGGCCAGTAACAAGTATTGTAGATAAGTTTGTAGTCGATAAAGACTTAAAGATGAAGCTACAACATGAACTAGAAACAGCATTACACAGTGCTAACATGGCACAGCTAGAAGTCAACAAGGCTGAAGCTGCACATAAGAGTATCTTTGTAGCAGGGTGGAGGCCCTTTGTAGGTTGGGTCTGTGGTGTTGCACTTAGTTATCATTTCATTCTAGCGCCACTACTACAGTTTGGCTTTGCTATTGGAGGAATAGATCAAGCACTACCAGAGTTTGACTTTAGTCAGCTATCCACAGTACTGATGGGTATGCTAGGACTTGGTGGACTTAGGACGTTTGAGAAGATGAAAGGCGTATCAAGAGAGAGTAAATAAGATGGCTAAGAAAAAAACTAAGTCAAAAGTAAACGAGGCTGGTAATTATACAAAGCCTACAATGAGAAAGAACTTGTTTAATAGAATTAAAGCAGGTACAAAAGGTGGCAAAGCAGGTCAATGGTCAGCTAGAAAAGCTCAAATGCTTGCTAAAGAGTACAAAGCAAAAGGTGGAGGCTATAAATAATGGGAATGAATGTTAAGCATTACCTGAAAGACGGTAAGGAATGGAAGGGCTCATATCACAAGATGTCTGATGGTGCATTGCATACCAACAAAACACACACTAAAACGAGCAAGCCTATTTTTCACTACGGAGATTTAGGAAAGGCTGCAAAGAAAAAAGCTAAAAGTAGTTGGAGTAAGTAATGGCTCTGAAGAAATCTCAAAAGTCTTTGAAAGCTTGGACAAAGCAGAAGTGGCGTACCAAAAGTGGTAAGCCTTCAGCAAAGACGG